CAACTTTAATGAAATAGAAGAAACAGTTACTGTAGGTGGAGCGGCAACAACTTTAGAGTTTTTAAGAGTTTATCGTGCCTTCGTTGCCACTGCTGGGGTTACCACTACAAACGAAGGGAATGTTTTAATTTCTACTGGTGCAGGCGGCACAGGTACAGTTCTAGCAGATATTGGAACTATTGGATCTGGAACAACATTTGGTTTAGGCCAAACACAACTTTCTCTTTATACAATTCCTGCTGGAAAAACTGGTTATCTTACAACTTGGAATGTTGGTTGTGCTCCAATGAACAATAAAGCTACTGTGCTTTTGAATTCAAGAGAACTTGACGGTGATACTCCATTTAGAACAAAAGATATTGTAGATTTAGTGGGTGGATATCATACTCAAAATTATTCAACCCCGCTTAGATTTCCAGAAAAAACTGATATTGAAGTAGTGGCAGCTGCAGATACAAGTACGATTATATCATCTTCATTCGACATAATATTGGTTGACAACCCTGCCTAATGTCACAGTTGCATTGTAAGTAAACCGGCTATATCAAATTGGTAGCCATTGTTTACCTATTTCCCCAATAAATATATTTGTAAAAGGATTAAACCTAAGCATACGGCCTAGGATCGGATCACATACATTTATTAATGGAAACGGAAATGACAATAAAAAACATATAAATAGAAGAAACATAATCACAAAGGTTAATTAGGATGGCAGATACAAATCTATCGACATCAATAAGTGCAATTCGTACAAAAATACTGAATGACGCCCCGACTGCAACTGTTGATGGATTAGTTTCTCTTGCAAGAGCGGCAAAATCTATTGGACTTACCGAAGATACATCAATAGAAACTGCAATCAACTCTAGAGCAAACACTTTATCATCAAATGCGTCTACAAATGATATGGTGAAGTTATCAAATGCCATAAAACAACTTAGAAATACGACTGCAGGGGCAATATCCCCATCAACAACATCTGATGATATTGTAGAGGGAACATCAAATCTTTATTATACGGATGCAAAAGTTCAAACAAAACTTGGCGATGTTTCTGGACACATCATTCCAGACACAAATGAAGTATATGACTTAGGATCTGCGACAAATAAATTTAGAGATTTATATCTTAGTGGCAATAGTATCACACTTGGTTCTGTCGAAATTTCAGATAATAACGGTTCATTACAGGTTACACCAGTTAGTGGTGGGGGCAGTGCAGAGGCATTTGCAACTGAAGCATATGTTACAACTCAAGTAAATAATTTAGTAGATGCAGCGCCGGGCGCATTAGATACTCTCAATGAACTTGCAGCAGCACTTGGAGATGATGCCAACTTCTCCACAACAGTTACTAACTCAATAGCGAATATTACCAATGTTGTTGCCTTAACTCACACAGGAACATTAAGTGCATATACTGGTACTAAAAGATGGTATGCACCAAAAAATATTACAATTAGTAAAATTAAATCAAGAGTAGACACTGCACCAACAGGAGCTGGAGTAGTCATACAAATAAACAAAACAAGTTCAGGAGTCACCACAAACCAACAATTGACTGTTGCAAATGGAACTACACTGATATCTGATACATCTCCAATAATCTCTTCTATGTCAGAAGACGATTTCTTAACTATTGATATTGTTTCAGTTGGGTCTACGGTTGCTGGAGAAAATTTAACAGTAGAAATAACATATAAATAGTTAAAAATTAGGAGATAACAAATGTACATCAAATATGTCATCAATAGTACTGCACAGGACACTGCATGGGATTTGATGAGACTCATTACAGGACAAATCACAACCATTGGACAGTGTGTTGGTGCTGGATCGGGATCATCTATCACTGGAACAGGGCCAACTACTGGTACTTATCATACACCTGTGATTGGTACAGATTATTCAACCGCATTTACTACGCAAGGACAAGACGATTATTTTGCAGTAACTAAAAAACATGTTCAATATGATGGAACAACTTTTGATGTAGAATGCCAATTAAAAATATTGGGTTCTTCTGGACATGGTGGATTTACTGCATACTCAAGGGATGGACTTCAGAGTCCATTAGGGTCAACCGCCACTGTTGCCGGAATGAGCCAGCTGAGTATAACGCACACCACCAATAGAGAATATCATCTCATTGTAAATGATACAACACTGGCGTTTCAATCAATAGATACAACAACAGCAGATCCAACAAACCAAAAATATAAGTTAACTGTCTGGTCAGATTTTGTTAAAAATGACTACGATGTAGATGCTCTTAGTCAAAATAGTAATTATTATCCTGGCTGTTGGATGGAATGTGGTTCAGAAAACCCAACAGACAACTATCATACCGAAACGAATTGGAGTAACAATGGTTTCGTAATTGGCAGATTTGAGGCATGGAAACCAAATGGTACATTTTTCAACACACAAATGGATAGTACTTACGGAAGTTCATACAATATGTATATGTTCAGAACAGCGGAATCTTCACAAAATTATGAGAACTTTTGTACAATGGTTCCTTCGCCTGCCGCAAGAATTCCAGAAACACCAACTTCTGCTGGACAACAACCCCCACTAATTCCTTGTCAATGGTTTCCAATGAACTGGGCAGGGTATGGATACAATGATACAAATCCAGATGTTGATACAAGATATCATTCTGTGATGTTGAATACTTACAGAACTGCAGATTCGGTTGGATATATTGGAGATACTTTACAAACAGCAGATACAACGGAGTATGTCATTTTTAGAGGACACAGAAGTTCGAGTTATATGAATAGCGCTACAAACAACGCATATCAACCAACATGTTGGGCATTTCCAACTAATAATGTTGGTGTCTAATGGCGTTAATTTCTCCATCAGCAGTATTATTTAAACTTGCTGCAGAACCAACTATGGTTACTGCTGCAAATATTATAATTCCAGTTAGTACTTCTGCAGTATCATTTAAACTTGCTGCAGAACCAACTATGGTTACTGCTGCAAATATTATACTTCCAGTTAGTACTTCTGCAGTAAGTTTTATTCCTGCAGCTTCTGGTGGTGGTGGTGGTGGAGCTCCAACTCCAGTAGATCAACAAAACTGGTCAAATTATTAAAAATAGGATTCTATAAATGGCAGATAATAACTTAAACACATCAATTGCATCACTAAAAACAGAATTACTAAGTGCAATTCCAACTGCAACTGCAAGTGGTTTGTTGGATCTTGCTCGTTCTGCAAAGGGTATAGGTTTATCTGAAGATGCCGATATTGAAAATGCAGTAAACTCCAGAGCAAACACACTTATTTCAACTGCAACTACTGACGAATTGATTAGAATTTCTTCTGCAGTAAAACAACTTAGAAATCCAACAAATATCACAGTAACAAATATTACTTCTGTTACTGGTGATTTAATTCCAGATACTAACGAGGCATATGATTTAGGTAGTGTATCGAATAGATTTCGTGATCTTTACATCAGTGGAAACACACTAAACATTGGTGGTACTGAAATTTCGATTGATGCAGAAGGAAATGTTGTTCTACCATCTGGTTCTAAAGTAGGTACGGATGCAATTCCAAGGAATATAGACGATTTAGCAAATGTTGATACTGATGTACAACCAGAAACACTAGAAATTCAAGTTGCAGACCCAACTGCAGGACATGGAACTGCATGGCAATGGACTTGGACACAATCTGCACTACCATACGCAAGAACAACAATTACAAATCAAACTCAAACAAGTGTTCCGCTATACATGCAAGGTACATATCAAATCAATAACTTTGCAAATACTCAATATGGGTCAATGACACAGGCACATCAGTTTAAGTTGAAATGGATTGAAGGTGCAGGAGATGATAATTTAGTTTCTTGGGCGACCTCTTCGACAGTCAATCATTCCCATCCAGACATTAACAGTGGCAACACAACTAGTGTTCAAAGACTTGCTGTTTCTGTTCCATCTTCAATTACATTACCAACTCTTACTGCACCATCGGTTTCTTACACAGTAACAGCAGTAACTGGGGCATATGTGTTTAGTGGAACTGCAAGTGGTAATAATCCAGAGATTGGCCCATTCTATCGTGGTGGTACATATACTGTAGATATTAATGCTGTAGGACATCCATTCTATTTTACTACTGATAACGGTACTGGATTTGTTGCAGGAGATTATATTGGTGAATGGACAAGTGGTGTTACAAACTCTAGAGCTGATAACGGCACAATCACATTTACTGTTCCTTTAAATGCACCAGACGAATTATATTATCAGTGTGGAAATCACGCAAACATGAGAGGAACAATTCGTGTAAAGGATTTGACAGTAGAACAGAATGAAAATGGAAACTACATCATTTATGGACAACACTCACAAGAAAAACATGCTCAAAAAATAGAAATTCGTCCAATTCCAACTCTTACATCACAAATGTGTCTGGTATATGATGCAACAACCTCTAAATTTGTACCACAAGACTTATCAACATATGTAGAAAACACTCCAGCATTTAAAAACAAGATTAAAGAAGTTGCTGGTACTGCAACATTAGTTGCACCAGATGGAACATCTTTAGTTGCATCTGTAGAAATTTATTCACTAGAATCATATCTACCTCTTGTTGGAAATACTAATGGAGACATTGCATTTGCACAAGATACAAGTAAGTTGTATATTTGGGATGGTTCTCAATGGATCACTGCAGTCGCAGATGGTAGTGCAACTGGTTCTGGTGGGGCAGGAGTCACAACATATGCACTTTTAGCAGATTTACCAACAACAGATAATACTCAAGGTGATCTTGGATTTGTTACCGCAACCAAAGCACTTTATGTATGGGATGGAACGTCTTGGGTAAATTCAAATGCAAACACCACATTTTATATGTTACGAGCAGGAAACTTTGTCGCACCTTTGACTGGAACAAAAACATTCAGTCCAGATAGAACTGTTTCATTACAAACATTAACTGCGACAATAGAACAATCAGTAAATGCTGCCGTAATTTTTTCAATAAATAAAAATGGAAGTGAATTGCAACAGTTTACAATTCCAACTGGACAAAATACAGTCACAGCAAATTTCACAACAAATTCAATTTTAACTACAGATACACTAACCTTAGATGTAGATAGTGGTTCGGGAGAAAATTTAACAGTAAAAGTTGATTATGTATAAAGGATAAAATAGTGAAAATTAAAAAATTTGATACCACATCTTTAGATGATGGTGTGTTTATTGGTAATGCAAATAATAGTTTTCCATTGAGAGGACACCATCATTATTCTGGGAGTGGTTATGTAAATGTTATAGAAATAGATTTCCCATATTCGAATATGATTAAAGAAAACTTTGAAGACGAAATTGTTCAAAGATATAATTCCGTAATAGATCAACAAATTGTAGATAATATGGGTTTTAACACTCCTTATAATAACCCCATTTTTTTAGAAAAAATCACTCCATTATATCACCAAACTATAAAACAGATTTTATGTTGTCTTGAAGGATACGGCATAGAATCTGCAGAACGCCGTAAAGTAATAGATTTTCAATGGGAACCAGAAGTGTATATATATGTACAAACAGAAAAGAAAAGTTATAATTTCTGGCACCATCATCAAAGGAAAGGGCATTCCGTTTCTTCAACATTCTATATAAATATACCAGAAGATGGTGGAGAAATAAAATTTAAATTTGCCGAAGAAGAAATATCTATAAAAGTGCAAGAAGATAAACTCTATCTTTTTCCGTCTTGGTTATATCATGTTCCAGCAGAACATACAGGAGATAATACAAGAATTTGCATCAATGCAGACTTTTATACACCAAACAGACCATTTTTGAAAGGTCATAATCAATTTTGGTGAAGCTATTATAAATATAAATAAGTATAGAATCGAACAACCGAATTAACATAGGAGAAAACCATGGCAGTCACTATCAATGGTGGTAATTTAAGTACCAATTGTAAATATCTATCATACGGAGCATCTACGGCTGCAGCAGATGCGAAAACATTTCTTGTTGATATTACAGAAACCCTCATCACAATGGGATGGACAAGATTTGATACAGCAGGAGCAGGACTCGTTCTAGGTACAGATGATAACTGTACTAGAGTTATTAGAAGACCAACTGCAGACAATGCAACTTCTGGAAACTATCAATATCTTGGTATCACAATCTCACAAGGTGGAACAGCAAACGGTGGTGCAAACTACAGATTGCAATTCAATTATGCAGCAGATTGGACAGATGCAGCATCCGCAACAGGATATTCTAACCCAATCAGACTTCCTCATGGAACCGAAAGTAGTTGGTGGAAAAATGATGCTGGAGGCCCATATGTAGATACAATGATTGGATATACTGCAGCTGGAACCATTTGGTTGTTTAACAGTCCTTACGCAACATCAATAGTATTTACAAATGCCGCACAGGTTAATGACGGAACAAATGTTTTCTTCTTTGGAGAATACAACAAATCATTTGGTGAAAACATGCCGAGTGCAGGACAATATATCCACAATGGAATCTCATTTAACGGAAGAGAACTTTGCGACCATGCTGGTGCAAACAGAGGAAACTCACCACTAATCTGTCAGTTGACAAATGGATATTCTTATAGTTATTATAGAGTCGATGGTTGGAACAGTAACACCTATGGTGGTGCAAAGTCGATGGACGAAGGAAATATGTCTACAACCCAAAACAACTTTTCGTACCAAATCAACCAAAGAGGATATTCAAGACCACAATTTGTTCTAACTGAATATCCGACACATACAAATGGTTCGACTGGTAGAAGTGCTGGTAGAGGTATTGAAGGAACCCCAGAGGCATGGAACAACTCATATATTGGTGGTTGGAATACTCAATCTCCAACTAGATTGCATATGGGATGGTTAGGATGGGTTGGCCACCAAGGCCCAATGGCATATTGTCTGAGTTCTTATGGTACAACTTCAGGGACTCAGAACTCATCGACCTATCTGAATGGCGTAGGTAAAGCTTTCAATTCACACTTCTTTAATGGATTGGATTATACTTGGGCTGGTGCAAAGGGTTGGTTGTCGGAATTTGGAGGTAAATCTCTTGACAGTCAAGATGATGGATTTGTAATATACGAACCATCTGTTAGTGTGGGTTCTACAGGAAAAATGGCCGGTACTAATATTTCCACAGGATTGAGCTGGCAAACAGGTAACTACACAAACACTAATTATACTCTTTATTCCGCATTCAATACACAGTCCTATGCTGGTACAAATATTAAATTCTCAGTAATGGGTAAAATTGCTGGTTTGAAGTTGTCTATGGGATTTTCAGACAACTTCATTGCATTCTTGGATGCTGCATCAATTCCTGTTGACGCTGGTGGATATTTCCAGACAGGTGGTACTGACACAGATCACTGGTGTATTCCACTCAATGAAGGTGGCCAGGTTGTAATGTGGATGCCAAAATAAAGAGTCGTATAAATGGCAACGTTAACAGATACCATACCTAATATTACATATGCAGATGACCCTGTAATTACTGCAGTTACAGGATATACATTTGATACTCAGATGGAATCATATGATTCTTCTGCGGTAGAGTATAATGGAGAAGTCACATACTTACTAGAAAAAACTAGTAGTCAAATAAATTGGACTGCAGATGAAAATTTTGGTGGATTAGAGGCAAATAGTAATAATGTTCTGGATTCTTCTTTAGTAGAATATACAGGACAGTTAACTGGTTATCAAATTAAAACCAGTTCTCAGTCGAATTTGAATTTTAATAGTTATGCAATAATAGAAATAGAAAATAATACTTTAACACAAGAACCTTCGTTTACTGGACAATTACAGTTTACTATTGTAAAAGTGAGTTCTGCAATTCCATTCACTGGTTTTACACATGCATCAAGTTCATTTGGAGAAGGTACTGGAGCATCAACAACCACAGGAACCGGCCCAACACAAGACGATAGTTACGAAATTTTAATACAATAGGAGATAAAAAATGGCAACAGCAGAAGAATGGACAAATTTTGTAGGGGGCAATCTCCCAACAGATATGGCCAAAGTTTATATTTACAAAACAGAACTCGCAGAAGGAGAGTTTCTAAGGAAACTTGCAGGCGAATGTATTAGTGGAATGATTCTAATTCTAAATCCAAATAATGATGAAGTGAACGAACCAATTGTTCTTACTAATGCCCAACCTCATACTAGTGCTGAAAGATGGACATTAGTAAAAGAATTTGACAATGTATCTAAACTGGATTTAGCTGTGGTAATTGAGGAGGAACCAGAAATGCCCCCACATGAAGATCCAAATTGGGAAGGCGAAGGCGAGGCATATAGTTACTAATACTACAATTAGAAGATAAAAAATAGGGGATTTAATCCCCTATTTTTTTGGCAAATACCTTTCTGCAAGTGGAAACACTTCAGAAATCACTTTCGCACATTGATGTGCAATTTGCATATGTTCTTTTTGAGTTCCGTTTGCACCACGGAGTTCGATATAATGAATCCAGCTACGAATACTTCCCTTCATATACAGTCTGGTTTTTGTAAGGCCTTCTGGAAGTAGAGCTCTTGCCTGTTCTTTTGCGATACCATTTTCAATCGCCCAGTCATATGCCTTTCGTGCAGTTTCAATAACACCAGATTGTCTTCTATTCCATTCTGCAATTAATTCCTGATGGCTGATATTTTGCACAAGACTTGGGTCAGTTTCAATCTCAATAGAGTTTTGTCTGTTTTCATGATCTTGCAATCTACATTCTCTCTTTACAAACATGTCTCCCATTTCTTTGGGATTTGCATACCTTTGTGAAAATTCTTGAAATGAAAAACTACGGTGTCTCACCATTTGATGGGCAATGTCTCTAGTAGTTTCAATTTCCAAACAAACATCAACCATCTCAAATGGACTCCAATGTTTGTGTTTGATAAGATAAGAAATCAATCTACTATTAGTTTTTTTATTTGACTGATTCGCAGGGTTTGATACTTTTGCAGCATAAGCAATCAAGTCGGTTATATTTTCTAACTTGACTTCAAAATCATCATTGGGTTGAGTATAACTCACCAATTTTACTATGTTTAACATGAATTCTCCTATTCTAAATTCTCGTGGTCTTTAAGTTTTTCTCTTGACCAGTTCTCAATTGTATCGTGGGCGGTCGGTTTTTTTTTAAAATCGATTTTCATATCGACTTCTGATTCTTTAAATTCTTCTTCTGAAAGATGCGTTATATTTTCGCCCTTTTTTAATCTTCTATAATATCGTATACTTTGAGAACTTGCAATAACCAATAAAACAGCAAGAGGGTCAAAAACGAATATTAAACACAAAATAACAAATCTAACAGCGTCTTCTAAAACTGTTTCATTTACATCATCATATGCGACCTCTGCAACATAACGGATTGGGCCAACTTCTGCCTCCAACTCTCTATAACTCTTTTCCAGTTCAATTTTTTCTTCATTTAATACTTGAGTTTCTTCAGTAGAAGTTCTAATCTTATTTTTTAAGATTTCTATTTGTGAAAGTTGAGATACAGATAATTCTAGAACACCAATCTGCGACTTCAACCTATTAATTAACTCTGTACTTTTATTTCTTTCTTCTCTTTGGTTGTCTCTTAATTCATTGACTCTTTTTCTAGCAGAAGCAATCAATTCACCAACACGTTCTTCTTCTTGTGTTCTAAACTCATCTACTTTTTTTGCAGTCGCACGGCCATACTTTCCATCTGGATTTGTCCCTACAAGAGATTGCATAGCAACTACATCATTTTCTGCAAGATATTTTTCTAATAAATCTAAGTTCTTTCTTGCACCATTTATAATTTCATTTTGTTCATCAACAAGCAACTGATAATCAGCAACCGCTTGTCTGACTCTATCCTCTTCTCTTTTAATCTCTGCATTTATTTCATCGTTTCTTACAGAGACAGAGTTTTCAATCTTTGTAATTTCTGCCTGAGAATCTGCAATGATATTATCATTGTTCTCAATCTTAGTAATTACAGTTTCTATCTGTGCAACGTTCTCTTTTGCATTAGAGGTTTGTTGAATGTGAGCCTTTGAAAGAAACCCGAAGATACCCAAACTGGTTATTAACATTAACACAATTACGGCAAAAGTCAAGTAACTTTTTAGAAAAAAATTAACTTTTTTCCAGTTCTCAGCTAACCATGCAGCAGTTAATACTTTTGCGACTTCTAGAACAGAAGCCATGATTGCAGTAGGCAATACCGCAGCTGCAAATATTGTAACTAAACCAATAATAGAATAATAAGCAGCGACCGTTGATATTGCTATTGCAACCATAAGAAGCAATATTGAAAGAAACATCAAATTCTCCGTTTTAAAAAAGTTATAATTATATTTATATAAATAATAGAAACGATATTCTCATATTAAAGGTTTAAAATGGCAATTAGTTAAATAAGGTAAAAAAATGGCATATGAATATAGTTGTAAAATTTTAAGAATTGTTGATGGAGATACAGTGGATGTAGACATTGACTTAGGCTTTGGAATTTGGATGCACAGAGAAAGAGTTCGAATCATGGGAATCGACACTCCAGAATCTAGAACAAGAGATAAAGTAGAAAAACAGTTTGGACTTGCTGCAAAAGCATACCTAAAAGAATTACTTCCGATTGGTTCTATTCAAACGATCAAAACACAAAAAGACAAAACAGGAAAGTTTGGAAGAATTCTTGGAGATTTTGAAATCGAATATAAAGATTCTAAAAATAACTTTTCAAAAAGAACTATTACTTCACTGATGCTAGACAACCATCATGCAGTCCCATATAAAGGACAGAGTAAAGAAGAGTTGGTAGAGTTACATCTCATAAATAGAGAGAAACTAAGAGAAAAAGATCTTATCTAATGCCTGCATCAAAAGCAAGAAAACTATCACAAATATTACCCAAGGTAGTACTATTGCTGTTTAATTAACCAGTAATCAAACCGTAAATTTCTTTCCAGTTTTGAACCCGAAGAGCGTTTCCGTTGTAACCGACATTGTGGTCATGGGCAATCAGAAGACTTTCCAATCCAACCCGAAGTCCGACATCTGCGTTCTCAGGTTTGTCTTCAACCCAGAAACAATCTGTACCAGCATACTCTAGAAGTGCTTCATCTTTGTCTGCACCAGTATCCAAATAAACATACCGTTCAAAGACACTATCTCCAAACAACTCCCGAAGGTTTTTAGTCCGTAGATGTTGTGCATACTGGTCGTTACTTAAACTAGTAATCGCATGGAAAATGTATCCATGTTCTTCGTGAAGTTTTTTCACATATTTGATTGCGTCCCGAAGAGGAGGCAACTTTCGAATCCAAGCACTTTCATTGAACATCCGACAAAGACGATTTGCTTCATTCTTAGTCAAACCGTACTTTAAATTCATTTTGTACTCGCCTTCACAGACGGCTTCATAACCGTGACGAGTCATCCAACAGTCAAAGGCGTACTCCCAATCAAGGAGAACACCATCACAGTCAACTAATATTGTTTTTTCTTTTGTTGCTATCATTCACACTCTTTCATAACTAACTTACATGTATAATATAACCCTTTTCATCACAAATGTCAAGCCTTTTGATGAAAAAATTTGATTTTTTTGGTGGGCCCAGTAGGATTTGAACCTACGGTCAATGCGTTATGAGCGCACGGCTTTAACCACTAAGCTATAGGCCCTATAAATCTTTACGCAGAGGTTTTCCCAGACTGAGATGCTGCTTCCATTCGTTTCTTGGCAAGCACCAAAGGTGAGTTTGGTTTACGTTTTGCACGATATGAACCATGCGAACTCATCTTTGCAGTTTTTCTTACCTTCCCACTAACTTTGATTGTCTTTGCCATTATTTTCCATCCCAATTCATTTTGGTAACTTGTTTTTGTTTGATAATTTGGTTCTTGTCAAGAAATGATTTGCTATCACTCTTTAAAGAGTGATTGATAACTTTATCAATTCTACCACACTTCAGAAACTTATTAATCTTTTTAAGTTTTTTGTTTTTTAAGAATTTCATAAGGGTTATTTAGTAAATTTTTATGATTTTTTTGATCTTTTTAAATATTGGCATCGGCGCACAGAGTCGAACTGCGGCTTCCAGTTTTGGAGACTGGCGTGCTACCGTAACACTTCCCCGATGTGATTAAAAATATTCACACAACTGCCACAATATCCAAAAGATAGGTATTGAGGAAAGCATTGCAATTCCAATAATTGCCTTTCCTAATTCGTGTTCGTCATCATTCATCTTCTTCAACCGTCACACGATAACGTTTACCATTCTTATCCCACATCAACAAAGTCTTTTTCGTTGACTTCATCCATCCAGCAGGCGCAAGGTCAAACTTAATAGGGCCGACTTCCTCAATCAGTCCTTCAAAGTCTCCATCTCCTGTGAGAGATGTTTTGATACGATTTGCGATGTAATCACAATATGCTAACATAAGTTCTCCTAGTGGAGTACAAACTCCAATTGTTCTGCAGTTTCTACCGAAGTGCGTTCTGAGTCAATGTCCTTTGCGATTTCATCAAACACTTCGTAGAATGCTTCTGAATCCTTAAAGAATTCTGAACATGTCCAATATGCATCTGCATCGACAAAATTCCAGTTAATAGAACCATCTTCGTTGATGTTCTCTTCTCGTTTAATTGCACAACGCATTGACGATTCTAACAATGAGTAAATCATATTAATCCTTTCCTTAATCCAACCGACTTCCAGCGTAGGCAACGAAACCATACTTTTGAAGAACCCCTGCGGCCGCACGAGCACCCGCTTCCAGAGTATCAACATTTTGCGTAGGAAACTTTGAAGGATTCCATACTGAGAAAACTCGTTCCCAATTTTGATCGATACCAGCGGATTTCAACGCACGACCAATCTTGGTGTTACCTTTAAGTTTCTGTCCTTGGTATTCGTAAATATTTACCCAAGCAAAACCACACATACCCCAACCATTGTTTGGGAAGTATTTGTTTTCGAATTCCGAAGCTGCCTCATAAGCGGCGGTATGAGCTTCGGACATCATCTGAGAAATTTGAGAAACGTTCATAATGTATATCTCCTATTGGAAGTTATTAAAGGTAAAGGGGGCCAGTCCATTGAATAGTGTAACCACCATCCATGATGTTACCACGGGCAGCATTCCGAGCAGGAGCAGCCCAACCAGCAGCTTTCAAGATATCACCCTTGCGGAATTTTTTGTCATTTTCAGTATTGACAATAAAACCCCAAACGGATTTACTAGAGAAAACTTTGATGTACTTGTTACCAACTTTGTAGTGAAGTTCATCATTAAACTCTGTAATCATTTTTTTGTTGATGTCAGTAAGTTCACCATCAGTATCAAGTTTCCTACGAGCACAACGACTAGTCCACTCAAAGTAGTCTTTCTTGATGTTCTCTAAAAGGGTTTCTATCTGTTCGTTCATAATTTATCCTCTATCAATCAACCTTACATGTATAATATAAGGTATTTGAACCCAAATGTCAAGCTTTTTCGAAAAAAAGATTTCCTTTAAAATCAATAACTTATGATTTTTTTTGATCTTTTTTTTAAGTTATTGATTTTAAAGGAAAAAAAAGTCCTTGAAAACCAAAGACTTATAATTTTTTTTATTTTTTTATCAAATCCAGTCAATATTGACGTTAATTACCGCTCTCAAATGCGAATTTATTGGATTTTGTCCTGTATGAAGGATAGAACCATCGAAGAAAACGATTCTGTTCTTTTTACTCTCAACTCTGTGTTCTATCTCTAGAGGAGAGTTCTTATCTTTACTTTCATCAGTAAAAAATATGGTATGGCCATCATTATCATTTATATAATAGATGAATGAAATATGTTTGGCCATAGTGTCTACATGAGGCACATTAAAATAGGTAGGTTTATTATTTGTCAATTGAGTTTGTAAGTTGCATTTTGCTCTTTGAACAGGGACTCTTTCGACACCAAAATGCGAATCCATTTTAAAAAGAATTTTGGATAGGTACTCTTTGTAAAAATTTTGAGAAACAACTTCTCTTTCTTTGACGATATGATGAACCGCTTGAACTCCATCATTTACCAGTGGATGGTTGTGAAGTCCAAACGGATCGCCTTTAATAACTGTGGAAAAATTGTCTTTTCGTTTTGCTTCTGCATAACCAAAGTACCAAGGAAATTGATAATCTAGACAAAGGTCTTCCATGTCATTTGCGGTTCTTTCATCTAAAAAAGAATCAATTACTAGATATTTTTCCCCTCTGAGAATACTACTCGCATATGTCATTACAAAACTTTCTTTAATTATCGAAGCTGATAGTTAGCGTATACTTCGATTGAATCACCGACATTATAACGTGTACCAGTTCTCTGACTAACTAAAGTGCCGTTCACATCTACTGTTACAAAATAATGTGTAATGAATGTTTCTTGCTGGTGAGTATAGGTTGTATAACACCTGTTTTGAATCTGAGTTGAAACAACTCCGCCAGGCTGATATACATTACCATAAGTATTTGGCATCTGTTGACTTCCTATAATTCCACCAATTACAGCACCAACATTACGATTATGTTTTCTGGAGTCGCCTCTACCAATCTGATGTCCAATAATACCACCAATGATAGCGCCACCAAGAATATTACCAGTGTTGTTATTTACAATACCACCACCGTTATAAATGGTTCCACCATTATAGACAGGAACACGATGTTCACTACAAACTTGTTGTGGTACTCTGTTTACATGTGTGCCGTAGATTGGATCCACTTGTACAACTGTACCAATAACACCCTGTGCATTGAGGGAAGGTGCAGTGAAAACAGCAACTAGTGCAACAACTGCAGAGAAGATTTTAAACTTGTTCATATATTTTTCCTCTAAAAGTTATCATTTATATATATGATACGACATTATACTATATATGTCAAGCACTTTTTACTTATTTAATCCCTTGAGAATCAATGAGTTACAACTTTTTTTAAAAAACCAATAGAATCAATAAGTTAGAGATCTATAAAAATCAATAGGTTAGCGTTAATCCCAGAGGCTCTCAAAGTACCTGCCAAAAAGTCTGAAACCATTTGATAACCTGTCTTGTACTTCCGACACATTTTCTTCCAATATAGTATCAAAGTTATCACGTTTGTATGTAAACGCCCAAATCATTTCATCCAATATCCAATCCCATCGTATAAAGAAATATGGATCTGTTTCACCATCATATTTGTATCGTTTAATCCATTCTTCACTTGGCCTAAGTTCTTCTGGAACATCATCACAGTCAACATTCGGTGCGCCATGCTTTGTATCTTTCAATTGAATAAGCATAGGTACAATAATGTATGACAGAGTAATATCCATCGACCATGTATCCCATTCGTGTATTGTAATCTGAGTGCCCAGTTGATCTATTTCTTCTGGATGGGGTATGTGAATTTTCATTATGAGTTCTCTAAAAATTGGTGGGTGGGGTTGGATTCGAACCAACTCAACTTTCGTGTCAGATTTACAGTCTGATGCGACTCGCCATCTTCGCCGCCCACCCATTGTTTGGTAGCCGCAGCCGGACTTGAACCGGCAAGGCCATTACAGCCGAGGGATTTTAAGTCCCTTGTGTATACCAATTCCACCATGCGGCCAAACAATCAAGTACGCATACTTTCTGCATACTCGGCTGCTTTCGTTTCGTCAATAAAAAACTTTTTAGTGACTACTGGTTTGCCATTTCGTGACCATTTACTATTAAATTCGGTCACTTTTACTTCAAAACCACAGACATGGGCGTGATGAACGATTGGGTTCACCTTTGAAATGGACTTATAATCTTTTGAATACGTTTTCATAGCTCTACCATATTGTTATAAGTTTGATACTCTTTTTCTTTAAAGTTTTCAATTTCTTCCATAAGTAACATCATTCTGTTTTCGACAAAATAGTTGAAAACTTTATTCATATTACCTCTTGGGGGTTTAGTGAACTTGTTAAGAATTTTAGCCTTAAGTTCTTCTGGAACTTTAGACAAATCTACAAGCGCCTCGTTTCTTTTCCAATACTTAATCATGTTTGCATCGCAAAAATCCTCTGGTTCTCTACTCATATCTAACCAACCACTAAGATTCTTTTTGGTGATAGGTCGTTGACGGCGGTTTTCTACGAAAACCTCGTCTTCTGAAAGAAAGTTTGGAATGCCATCTGACTTATCTCCACGAATAATATGTTCACGAAGATATTTTTTCGGATCGTACTCCTTAAGAAACTTCTTAAGAATAGGACTGTACTGAGAAACCTTTGGGTATTTCTGCAGTTGTTTAAAGTCCTTATCACTTGATATAATCAAAATCTTTTCGCATGGAGCATACTTTTCTACAATCACTGCAATGATATCATCTGCCTCTGCACGTTCTTCTTCGATACACTTGTAAGGAAAATGTTCACGCAATTCACGTTTGACTTCATGCATTGTATTAAAGATCAATCCCCAATCAACACCAGAATCCTCTCGTTCTTTCTTTCTAGAAAACTTATAAAATGGAAAAATATCCTTTCTCCAATAGTTTCTGTTGTCGCAACAAATAACTATATTACCATACTCTCCCGAAAACTTTTTCTTTATGTTCAATATAGAATTCAAAATCATATGACGGATAAGCCCATCATCTATGTCATCAGTATTTTTTCCAACTTGTGTCATTAAATTGGAAATAATAACCTGACTTAAATCTATTAAAATCATAGTTCTATAACCTGTTTTGTTTTATTACTCTTAATATACCATTACACTTGTTTAATGTCAAGCAGTTTTTAAAACAAACCATTCGGGAATTGGTCTTTTACTCCACACCATCTTGAATCTATCTTGTTTAGTCTGATAGAATGCACGATATGATTCTACTACATCTGACATCATACATTCTGGATTAGACTTCATAGCAAGAGGTTGTTGTGTTTTGTAACCAACAGGAATATTTTTGGGGGGTGATGCAAGAATTTCTCTCAGTCGCAAATCAGCACCATGTTTTCTTCCATATCTAAACTCATACTCATCGCACAATGCACAAAAGTGTACATAGTGCCAATTGTAATTATTGTTTGATTGCATAGTCCATAAAGTAGAAGGATGTTTGTGATGTACTGCCTTGTACAACACATTCTCCAAATTACTATCTGGATGCACCCAATAGTCAATCATTCTTTTACCAGACTTAGATGGGCGTTTTTCTACATAACCATCTAATATTCTGTGTGTAGTTGATAACATCTGTGCAGATTCCGTAGGCATCTTTACAACATGTTTATCACACTGTTCGATTGCAGAAACTATAGGGTCTTTATTGAGAACAAAAATATTCATGAGTCCCTCATTTGTTTTAATAACTACTAATATATAGTAGCATCTAACAAATGTCAATAGGTTTTTTAAAATAAGTGATTTATATTGAAGTAGAATATTTGCATATAAAATAAGAATCTACGACATCTGATATGGGGTTTCCTATTTTTTCTGATTTTTGTGAAAATTCTTCTATAAGATTTCTTGATGTTTCATCGAAAAATGATTGATACATCAATTCTTTTTTTGCATTTCCTTTACCAGTTGCAAATTTTTTTATTTGAGTTGGTGCAACCAAAGTAACCTTAATGTCTGCTTGCCACATTTTATATTTTAGAAGTCCACAGTTTTCTGCAATATGGAAAACCTTTCCAGTAGAACCATAACTATAATCCTCAAGAAATACTTCTTCAACTTCGTGAGATATTAAAATGTCCATTGCCCAATCAGATATAAAATCATACCTTTCTTCGGCAGTGACAAAACTGGACAAATTTTCTTGTCCATCTATATTTTTATAATTGTAGTCTGAAAATTTTTTTGTGTTTGATAAAAAATATACCTTACAACCATCAAACTTCATTTTTTCAATCTCTCCCTCATATACACATACGGAAGGAGAGGTTAAACTATAATCAATTCCTGCTATTCTTCTAATTCTTCCCATTCATCTTTATCCATATAGTCATCCTCTTCTATATTTATATAGTCTTCTAGAGGTTCACCACAGACTGGACAAAAACGAATTTGTTCAAAATTATGGGTTTCTATTGTATATTCCCCAGCACACAAATTACAGCCTATTTTTTGCATTTTTTACATCCTTTATGCTGTGTAGGCTTCTTCCCATGATCCTTTCAACCCTGCTACTTCATATTCAGTCACACGATTCTCAAAGAAATTAGTGTGATCTGCACCATTAAGAATCCACTCTAACCAAGGGAGAGGATTTTCTTTTACTTTAAAATTGGTTTTGAGTCCCAACTGAAGAAGTCTTCTGTCTGTTATATATCTAATATAAGTTTTTACATCATCGGAACTGAGTCCATCTATATCACCAAGATTATATGCAAGATCAATAAACTTATCTTCAAGTTCTACTGACATTCGTGCCATTTCATAAATTTCTTTTTTAAAGGTGTCATCAACAATTCTAGAGTGTTCGTTGCAGTATGTTCTGAAAAGTTTTGAAACACCCTCAACATGCATAGATTCATCACGAATACTCCATTCGACAACTTTACCCATACCCTTCATCTTACCATAACGTTGAAAGTTTAACAACATTACAAATGAAGCAAATAGTGCAACACCTTCATTGAATACTGCCTTTGCAAGTGCCAAACCCAAACCTCTCACCGTAGATGGGTCAGAAGCTGTCATAAAATCAACCTTATCCGTCATTTCATCATATTCTAAGAATGCATGATATTCACTATCTGGAAGT